AGACTATCGATATACCTATCATGTACACAATCATAATATGGTCTATCCATTTTGATGCAGTATTCCTTGTATACCTTCATCATCTCATCGATGTGGTAAATAATGAGTTCAGTTCTTCGCTTGCTTGCCAAGATTGACTCTATTTGAAGAAATCCCTTGCGATTGAATACTTCATATAGTACCGCTTGCAAGTCAGATGGTGTGAGCGTTTCTTCACTCTTAGCAATCGCATTCATACAATGCTGTTTCATTGCCACATATCCCTCTAGCAGCACAACTGTATTCTTGACAGCCTTCTCATTGCGTTTGGCTAACATATCCTCATTATGCTTGCGATATACCTCGATTGCTGTCTGTGTTGCCACCTTCACAATCTTTGATAGTTCTTCATCTGATATTTTAAATGGTTCCGGTTCCGGTGGTTTAATATATCCCATTCAATCACCCCCAAATCAGATGCACACCATAGCTGAATAGCAATATCATAGCCAATACACCCACAATGCTCGCAATAAGCATAAACACCATAACCATTATACTAATTCGATTCACCATTTTGTGGTGATCACTTATTTGTTTCTCAGTCAAATTCTTCACTCCCTACTAGCACCGGCCTTCCATTACTCTTCACCTTATATTCGAGTTCCCTTATCAATCTAACCCCATCAGGCACTCGACCATTTCTGAGCAGCCATTGGAGTGCCAACCGGTTCATGCCGGCATCTAACTCCTCACGCTCTTTTGATGTAATCATCTTTACAACTTTAGTGTCGCATAATTCATCTCTCGCCTGTTCCTCGATAGTTGCGATAAATTCCTTGCTTACGCTTGAAACATTAGGGAACCATTGATGACATTCAGCCAAATAGAATGTATCTCGACCACACCTTTTGGCCATTTTAAGTCCGGCCTCTTTAGCTTTCGCAAGACCTATAATCTCTTTATCCCTAGTCCATTCAACGCAGCCGCAATCAAGATATGGCACATATGTGGTATTCATGGCGCACCACCTTCCGCCAATCTAATCTCGTAAGCCTTAGCCACAGTATTGCAGACAGCATCTTTTACATCCTTGCTCCACGAAGTTCTTCCGCCTGTATATACATAAGCATCTCCATTTTCGTATTTTGCAAAATGAAGTGGATACCAAATCCCACCATCGTATAATTTCGCATATACCGGTGTATCAGTTGCGACCTTGCTCCAATCTGTAATGCCTAGATACTTGCCGATATCAAGAAAATTCGCTTCATTGAAATCCGGCAGCATCTCTGATACAGCATCAAGTCGATGGTATTCATCACGCAATAATGTGGAACCACCTTCTTGTTGCTCCGGTTTTTTCTCCACACCTACATAACCAAATATATCTCCTAGATAAACTATATATTTGATTCCTTTATCATACAGTTGTTTAAGCAGCCACTCTCTGCCTTCTCGATTTGATATCATACTAACACCCCCTATTTCAAATGTACTCGCAGCAATCTTTCAACTTTTCTCAGATGAGGGATAGGATTATTTACATATATGATGGAAATAATATCACTTGCCTCATACACTCGATACATATCACGTTCCTTCAACCTTATAAATGTGCGATAATGCCTTTCATCGGCTATCATCTTGGCATATTCCACAGCCATCTTTAGTTGGTCATTATCTATTCCATCGATGCAAGTCAAAGTCAATTCCGGCCTTCCAACAGGAACATCTCTGATCATGAACTCTTCGATACCATATTTCCATAAATCGCTAACACTCAGCATCACATATCACCATCTTTTTTGCTTTCACTAATTAATCTATACAATTCATGTTTTACAAACAATCTTGTGTGTTCGACACTAGCATCAAGCTTCTCCATAAATATTTTTGTTGCTGAGGCAATAAGTGGCAAACTAACTCTTACATAATGCCCTTTATAACCCCATGTATATCCATCAACTCTCGGATATCTATCTAAATGGTTGATAGTGAAATCACACTCCGGAACTACAATATCATTCCCCATAACGATAGTTAGTGCAAACCTTAACGATTGCAAATCTAATGTTTTTTCATTCATGATCACACCTATATATCGCCAATCATCATTTCAGATGCTGCGAACACTCCAACGGAGATTGTCATTACCACAAACGAGCGACACACAGCCTCGAATCCAACTCCGAATAATCCAATCATCCACAGCATCATCGCAATGCACAATGATATCGCTGCTACTGTGGCCACTATTCCGGCCATTACACACAAAATTAGTGCAAAATCATTCATATATTTTCCCTTTCCACATTCATAATATGCTTACCTATTTCGGCCACAACATTCACGCTTACAGCGTTGCCGGCCTGTTTATATAATTGTGAATTGCTATTCACAGCAGCAGCCTTATCGAATTGCTCATCCGTGAACCCTTGCAATCTCCAACACTCTCTCGGAGTCAATTTCCGGATATACACCTTCGAGCCATCATCTAGCACCACACCGAGATTGTCGCTAGTGGTTAAGGTGTTGGAGCGTTGAGGCTGCACTCGGCCCCTTCTTGTTTCGCTATTTGGATATGCTAAATCCACACCATCGCCATGATATGCCATTGCATATCCTTGCTTATTCGCTGTTTTGATTAAAAGTCCATGTCGGTCTTGACCGGTCAAAGTAAATGCCGGTTCACCAACTTCCTTCAATCTTCTTCCGTTTTGCCTTTTCTCCAATCTATCCGGAGTCAAACAGGCTTGAACACTTACATCGCTGAATTGATATAATCCGGTTTTTGCTCCCATTCCACCGCCTAATGCAGATAATGTGCAGCTCACACCACTCGGATCATACACTCGCATTCCTTGTGAACCGCCTATAATTTGCTTAATAACTGCATCGTTTTTTCTTGGGATAGGAAGTAACTCTCTTCCACTTGTTTCTCCAAGATATCCAACAAGGTAGACACGCTCCCTGTTTTGTGGGAGTCCGTAGTCTTTGGTGTTGTAAACTTTCCATTCGCAAGTGTACCCTCTTTCGGCCATTTCACAGAGAACTGTGTAGAATCCGTGTCCTCGGTCAATAGAGAGTAAATTCTTAACATTTTCAACGATAAGCCACTTGGGTTTATCGTTTTCTTTTTCATCAAGGAGCCGCATGATTTCAAAAAACAATCCACTTCTTGTGCCTCGTTTGATGCCTCGCTGCTTTCCGGCGATACTAACATCTTGGCATGGGAATCCGAATGCCCACACATCGGCTCTTGGTAATTCACTTCCTCGCACTTTTCTAACATCATTACTAAACCATACTCCTTCCGTGTTATACATTTCTCTATAACTCTTTTGAGCGAACTTATCAAATTCGCACCACCCAACACATTCCATGCCGGCCTGTTCTAATCCGCTGTGGAATCCACCAATCCCACTAAAGAAATCAATAAATTTCATATATCCCCTCTAGTACAATTTTCTATATTTAAACCTTCGAGCAATCCGCCCATCTTTATGTTTCATATATGCGACCATATCGCCATCGAGGTTCTTGATAACTCGTTGTGCTGCGATATATCCGCTATATTGGATATAGGCATCACATTTGCCATGACACCCTACCTCTCTAAACTCGCAATCCTTACATGGACTTCTCATCTAATTATTTCCCCATTCGATTAATTATCTTTGTTTGGCACTTCCCTACATTCAATCAAGCACATTGATGGTGGTATAGTAACCAAATTACCTGTGCGATCATCAATAAAAGCAATCACTTTTGTTCTTCCAAGAGCAACATTTTCAAGTGCTGTTTTATAATTTTCCATTTCCGAGCCACCGCCATTTGCAAATGTGCTTGTATAATAATCTTTTCCGGCTCCGTGGAGCATAACTTCTATTGCTAACATTTCAAACCTCTACTTTCCTGTGCTACCAAAACCACCCTTGCGGCACTCCTTGATATCATCTGCATCATTTACAGTTGTGCCATATGGTGTGAATATCCCTTGAACTAATCGCTCCCCTTCTCTCACATGGAACGGAACCTTGCCCATATTGATGAGAGGAATCATAATGTGTCCTTCATTCTTCTCGTTGTTGTAATAGTCAGCATCGATGATGCCTTGACCGTGAATGAGGCATACCTTATTATTGATTGCCACACTGCTGCGCATATGTAGTCCTAGATATTTATCAGAATCGATTTGGCATTTCAACCCTGTAGGAACTAGAACCACATCAAACGGATTAATCACCACGCTTGCAGCTGCACAGATATCATATCCGGCACTTAATTCACTTTGTCGAGTTGGCAGCTTAATGCCTTTATGTTTGTAATCCTCTACGATTTCAAATTTGTTCATTTTTTCGTTTCATCTCCCTATTTCTAGCTGCTAACTTATTGCCACACGCTCTGCCACAAGTCAACTTTGTGGATGACTTGTATGGAACATCAACTACCGCTCCACAGATTACGCAATGGCGAGTTGTGAAAGGGATGATATCCCCTTTTCTGTTGTTGAATTTATATCTAACCGGTGTGAGATGCGTTTCACTCATTGGTGTGTCATTCCACACCGGCAAATGTTCCAAGAAGTTTGGAATCTTATTTCTGAAACGATCATTCACCGCTTTTCCGGTTGTAATAGTCATGTGTGTGTGGTTTCCTTTCCTCTAATCCTCAACTACCATGAGGCGCTGACTAAGGTCTACTTCATTGAGATATATCTCTTCAACCCCTTCAATATCGTGGACTTCCGGACAATCGATGCTGATGTAATCATTCAAATCCCTTTCGATTTCTTCTGCCTTGCAATGTGCCTCTTCTAATGATTTGGCACGAACTACAACATCAACATCGAGTGTGCCTCTGTATCTAATACGAAATTCATTCATAATTTGAATCCTTTCCTTCTGTAATCCAAATAAGATATAGAGGTGGGATATCGTTTCTTCTTCGATATCCCTTTATTCTTCGGCTTGCTCACCTTTGGCTTGTTGGTGGTGTCGCACCTTCTCGCCTTTAGCTGTTGCAATACACTTTCATCGCTCGCTGCATCGATGGTAATCTCCACACGAGGGTTTTCTTTGTCGAACCCCACTATATGTGAGCCATTATAGTCGGCAATCCACATATCATCCGAGATTATCGCTGCATCTTGCAGAATGTCGCTTGTGGCTTGTAGTAATCCAACGAGATCCGGCCAATTTTTCCAATCTGCTAAATAGTAGCGGCAACAGATTGAGATAGGCCCATCATAGGACTTCACTAGGTTAAGATTGTTTAGTTGCTCTAACGCTAATTTCTGATAACTTGAAAATGCTTTTGATGGTATGAGTTTCATGTTATTGCCAATCTTAACGATTCGACTTCCGTTTTTTTTGGTTCTTGGTGAACCATAAATTACCACTTCCACATTGCACCTCTATATTTCTGCTTTAATTTTCTAATTCTATACCCTAAATTTAACCGCTGAGGCCTGTCTAACATTTCCCTCGATAGAATTATCGTTGAGAATATTAAATTGCCTTATAGAGCGTTTAAATCAATTGAGTGGTTTATCCACCTCCTTATCGAACTCACCTGTAATTTGGGCGAATGTTTCAGAAAGCGCCTCAATGCCATCGACACCGGCCTTTGCTGCGGTGAATCCAAGCGCCATTTCATCGAAGAATTGTTTCTTATCTGAATCATCAATCATTGATTCGAATATCACCTGTGTGGCTGCTGCGCACAATGCGATAGCAACTGATGTGGCACTTTTCCATTCACCTTCTTTGTATTTGATTCGTAGATTATGATTCTTTTCTTTAATTTTGATTTTTCTCATCTGTGGGATGCTCCTTTGAATATCGCCTCTTCATATTCACCTCTGAAGCGGTCATAAATGCGTTGGCTGTAATGATCTTTAGTCCAACTATCGCTGTAATTCGTTGTTAATACAATAGGTTTCATCCGGTTGTAGCGGTCGATGATAATGCTTTCGACCTTCGCTGATACCCATTCCGATTTTGAGTATTCTGCCCCAAAGTCATCGAGCAGCAAAAGTGGTATATTCCGCAGCTTTCGCTCGTAGTCCATGAAGGCCACGTTATCGCCTTTGGATAACGTGAGCATATTATCCAAAAGGTTTGGCATCGAAATCATCATGCCGCCTTTGCCCATGTCAATCGCTCTTTTCAGCACACTCACAGCGATTGATGTTTTTCCTGTGCCGGCCGGCCCTCTGAGGATTAACCCCTTTCCGAAATCAAGATTGTATTTTAGGTTATCCGCATAAGCCTTCACGATTGCATATGCCTCTTTATTTTCTGCCGGAAAAGTTCCGTGTTCACGCAGCCAATCAAATGACATGGTTGCATATCGCTTAGGGATGCCGGCAAGGTCATAGGCTTCTGATTTTTCATCACGAACCACTATCGGACTTTCATAAATTGGTTGAAAGAACTCATACTCAGGTTCCGTGAACCCTTGCTGATTCTTTATCCCAATCGACTTGTTCATCTTTTTTCGCAGACTTTCGATCATCTGCGTAGGATTGTATTTTTCGATTTTTCAACACTCCCTCTATATACTTCACATTGGTTGTGCCTTTGTCCTTAGCAACTTTTAAGGCACTCAATACTTCATCAACTCCATATTCAAGAACCAAACTCTCTAAAACTTCCATTAAATAAGAAGAGATATCACCAAAGTTATTTATCCAATTATTGAATACAGGCTGCATGAAACTCTTTTCTTTACTTTTATTTACTTTACTTTCTATTTCCTTTACTTTACTTTGTTCATTTTTGTATACATTAA